AATTACGCGAGATTTCTATAACAAACGATAAATTTTATAACAATCTAATTAGAAATAATTATGGAAGGAAATAGTGACGACACACTATTAGGTGGATTTGGAGAAATGTTTAACACTCTGGCTGGTGATAGATTTGGCAATAGTGAATCTATCAATGGATTTCAAGATTACAGTGATGATGAGGATCTGTCAGATGCGCAGATACGAGAACTGCAATTAGCGGGTAGTAAAACAAAGAAAGGTGCTGCAGGTGGGTTCTTCGATGCAATGAGTGAACAAGGAGAACCTGCAGAGGAACCTGAAGATAAAACTGAACCTGAGGTAAAAGAGGAACCTGCGGAAGAACCTGAACCAGAAGAAGATCTGGAGGATGAGATTGATGAAGATGCATCCAAAGAAGGTACTGCGGTAAAAGCATTCTTTAATGTGATGGCTGAAGAACTGGGGTTGGAAGTAGAAGATAAAGAAGCACCTCAGACAGTAGAAGATCTGGCTAATTACTTTAGAGATGTAATTGAAGAAAACTCTGTACCTACTTACGCAAGTGATGAAGTTAGGGCATTAGATGAATTTGTACGCAATGGTGGCAATATTCGCGATTACTTTAGCGTTGCTACAGATATAGACTTTGAAAACTTCGATATTGACAGTGAATCTAATCAAGAATTGATAGTAAAAGAGTTCTTGATGGAGAAAGGATTCTCTAATGCACAGATTCAAAAGAAGATAATGAAGTATAAAGATGCTGATCTTTTGGCAGATGAGGCTGAAGATGCACTCGAATTCATGAAAGATATCAAAGCCGACAAGCAGAAACAGCTATTGGAGGATCAGAAGAATCAGCATGAAGCCGAAGTTGCTAAGCAACAGGCGTTTTTTAACGACGTTATTGCGAGCGTAAAAACATTAGATAATGTACGCGGTGTCAAAGTTCCCGAGAAGGATCGTGAGATGCTAGCTAAATACATATTTAAGAAAGACGCGAACGGCTTGTCACAATATCAAAAAGACTATGCCAAAGATAGTGTTAAAAATTTGTTGGAGTCAGCCTATTTCACAATGAAAGGGGATACACTGATTCAAGCTGCAGAGAAAGATGGTAAAAGTGCAGCAATGAAGGCTCTCAAACAAAGCCTTAATTCAACTAGTACAGCTAAAGGAACGAAACGGATTAAGACACATACTAACAGCACTACATTTAGTCGCGCAGTACAACAACTTTTTAGTACGAATTAAAAATTATTATTAATAATATGGATAACGGAATTTTAAATAGTTTGCAGGTTGGTAAGACCAAATGGTTTGCCGGTCTTGTTGACGAAGCTAAGATTTCTGAGGCAATGCTGTCTGCTCCGTATGAAGTAACTCGTGTAATCTCTTATGTTTTTGGTAGCAAAGACAATGGTTATAGTACTTCTTTGGATGCTATTACTGGCGGTCTTGGAAACGTAATGACGATCGACAAGAGAGAGTATGAATGGAAGGTTATTATGGATACCGACCGTGCAGTAACGATCCGTTCCGCTAAGTGGAATGGCGTTGAAATTACAGCTGCTAATGCAGGAACTGTAATGGCAGGTTTGGGTAATACTCCGATCATGCTGAGCTTGGAAGACAAATGGTTTGGACCTGGTGCACTGTTGGAATTTGACGATAAAGAATTTCAGGTACGTGTATCTGGTGAGCCTTATCAGGATGGAAATGAATTTGTATACACCTGTTTCATCGCTGATGGACAGTCTACATCTTACATCCCTGGTGATCTGTTGCTCGCTGGAAAACAGGTATCTCGTTTGGCTTCTGCTTATGAAGAATACAGTGAAGAAGCTGACATCCTGAACTATAGTACTCACGTCAAAATGCGTAACTATCTGAATACGCTGCGTATATCCGCAGATATTACAGGTACTGCTTATTCTGAAGTAATGACTGTAGCTTTACGTGATGCCAAAACCGGTAAGACCTCTTATCTGTGGGCTGATTTCCAGGAATGGGAACTGCTTCGCGAAGTATATCGTCGCACAGAACAGATGATGGTTTACTCAAAATCTAACAGAAACGCTGATGGATCTTTCTCTCTGAAAGGTACGAACGGTCGTCCGGTATATATCCCGGCTGGTCTGTTGCAACAGATCTCTCCGTCTAACAGGCGTTATTACACTCAGCTTACCGCTGAACTGTTAGAAGATTTCTTGTTTGACCTGTCTTATAACATCCTCGGAACTAATGAACGTAAGTTTGTTGCTCTGACTGGTGAAATGGGTATACGTGAGTTTGATCGCGTAATGAAGGAAAAAGCAGCTGGTATGAATCTGATTGACACTAAGTTTATCACTGGTTCAGGTCAGGAATTGGCACTTGGTGGTCAGTTTGTAACATACAAGATGACCAACGGTATCGAGCTTACCTTGAAACATTTCCCGTTGTATGACAATACCACGCATAACCGTAAATTGCACCCGCTGAGCGGCAAACCGGTTGAATCTTATCGTATGACATTCCTCGACCTCGGTCGTCGTGATGGTGAAGCCAATATCGTTAAAGTGGTTCGTAAGGATCGTGAATTGGTTCTCTGGAATACGTCCGGTTCTGTAGCTCCTGGCGCAGGTTATGGCAAGAACTTGAGTACGGTACGTTCCAATGCTAAGGATGGTTATGCTATCCACGCATTGTGCGAATTTTCAGTCATGCTTCGTGACCCAAGAGGTTGCGGTGAGTTGATCCTCGACGTAGAAGCTTATTAAGAAAATATGACAGTAGGGGCCTTCGGGCCCCAATTGTTATTTACAAATTTAATCTAATATTTGAACAATATTATGGAAGTACGTTTAGAACATTGCAGGAAAGATCCGTGGTCTGGGTTTATTAAATATCCCAATTGTTTTACGGGCATCTGCGCACCACTTTCTAGAGCAGGAAATAGAGTTACAGGATTGAGTGTAGAAGACGAAAAACGTCTTGAGAAAGCGCTGGGATATCCTGATGGTCATTTGGCAAGAACTAGTGATTTCTGGATTACATATGCAGTACGTATACCAAAAGAAGGTTTGACCTTGCATACAGAAATACCTGAGAACGAAATGATCTATCTGTTGGCTAAGGCTCATCACCGAGTAGCTAGCAGTAAATTAAAGATTACACCTAATACAGATTTTGTATTAATCAATAGGGAATTGGAAGCGGAAGAAGCTAACAAGAATAGTAGGACTAAGATTGAAGCATTCGCTGAATTTAACAAGATGTCACCGGCAGATACACGTAAAGCGTTACGTCTTTATGGGTTTAAGGCTGATAACGTAAGTGATGACATCGCAAAATCAACATTGTTTAGTTTTATTGAAAATGATCCTGCAAAATATTTGATGTTGTGGGTAAACAATAAGAGTCGTGAAACCCAGTATCTGATAGAAGCTGCTATAGCTAAGAATGTTATTCGCAAGCAGAAAAACCTGTATTACTATGGAACAGAAGTAATAGGGCATAGCTTACAGGATGCAATGGCTCACATAGATGATAAACAGAATCAAGATATTAGACTTGTTATCATGCAAGAACTTGAATCAAAATAAAATATGACAGTAACTGAATTACATATCGCGTTTAAAATTGAAGTAGATAAGAATGCTAACAACATAGGTATGTCCGGTTGTCCCTCCTTCTTACCTGAGGAGATTGACTACTGGTTATACTCAGCACTGTTGAGTAAGATCTCTACTAAATTTACCGGTAACAACCCTATTCAGCAGGCATTCGAAGGTGGTGTTAAACGTATAACTGACTTAGAGAGGTTGGTTAAGACCGATAAATCACTTAACTTATTGCCAGAAGCGAATACCAATAGGTTAATATTGAACGAATTCTCATCAGGCGTTACCTATGGTAACAAGGCTCAGGAGAAACGTATGTTCTTTGTTAATGCGTTGTTAAACTTTACAGGTAGAAGCGCATGGGTTCAGTTAGTTAGTCACAGGGATTCTAATAAATTCCTGGAAACATATACTAATAAGCCGTGGATTGAGAATCCAGTGGCTACGTTAGAAGATGATAAATTGATAGTGTTTGTGGATCGTGACCTAATGGCCGGTCCATACACTCTCGATTTAACATACTTGGCATATCCTAGAAAGATTAACAACGATGATATTACTTCAGGTATTGATGAAATACCAGAATATATGCAGTATGAAGTCGTTAAGTTAGCTGCCGATATGGCCATAGACAATATAGAGTCACCACGTGTGCAAACACATCCTCAATTTATACAAGTATCTGAATAATGAGCGCGAAGGAACTACAAATGGAGATGGAGAGAAGGATTGCTTTGATCAGTCCTGATCTCTTGGTTAGCCAGAAGCCTACTTCTGATACGTTATTCTCATTCTTGAATGCTGCACAGGATAGGTTTGTTAAACTTAATTACATCGGAGATGACCAGACAGCCGTAGACACTCACGGATTTATTCGTAATGTGGATACTATTAAGAGTTTGCTTATTCAAGAGTATCTGGAAGAAGGCGCAATATCACCTGAGGGATTCATCAAATATGAATTACCTACTCAGAACAATAAGAAGTTTTTCTTATATGTAAGTTCTTCAAGTGAAGTAACTAGCACATACAAAGGTGCTGGTGCACAACTAATTGTAAATAGGTTAGTTAAACCTCAAGATCTAGATAGTTATAAGACTACAGCATTCAATCAACCAATTATCAGGGAACCTGGGGCAGTACTTATGTCGGATCCCCAGAACAATCAAAATTATTTGTTACTGGCAATAGACAAGTACACCGCCGTAGAAAGAGTCATACTTACTTACTATAGACAACCCCGTAGATTCAATACAATTTATGGTGAGGATGTCATCGACACATGTGAGTTACCAGAGTCGACACATAGTGAGATAGTAGACATGGCTGTGGAAATGTTTATTACAGAGGCAAAGTATAGGTTAAACACCAAACAACCAACTGAACAGAAATGAGATTTATAGATTTACAAGAAGCATTTGAACTGGAGATAAGCATGTTAGATGATAATATGTCTAAACCGGTTACATCTGATATTGAGTATTGGCTCAATGCAGCTGTTGATAAGTTTATAAAGACTCGTGCGTTTGGTAATAACTTTAGACGCGAGTCATTTGAACAGACGCAGAAGCGTACAGATGATTTGCGTACATTAGTGGTTACCACTACTTATCCATTTGAATTACACAGTGGGGAATATGAAGCCGAATTACCAAGTGACTACATGTATACTGTAGGTGAAGCTGCTTATATCAGTAGTGATGATGATTGCTGGCCTAAGGTTGGTGGTGTACCACAAAAGAAAAGAACTGACATTCTTGAGGCAACTGTTGAAACGATAGATCGTCAAAGACAGTCAGTGTTCTCGGAATATCAGTTACATAACAATACCGCACGTCCATTACGTTTGTATAAAGGTAACAGTATTTATTTGTATACAGACGGTAAATACTATATAGACGTGTATGAATTAACCTATCTGAAACAACCTGTTGAGATAGATTTAACCCGACTACCTTTCAATGAGTATTCGGAATTTCCAGCTGCCACACATCAAGAAATAGTTAAACTGGCAGCCCAGTTGTATATCGAGAATAAAAGTAATCCGAGGTATACGACCTACTCCAGTGAAGTAAACGCAATGGAGTAAAAGCTTAGTTCGACGTGGAAAAGTAGACGTACTGAGTAGAAGAACTAACTTCGAGTTAGACTAAGCGATCGACTAAAATTTAAATGTCTAATTAAAAATTATAAAATATTATGATGGAATATGTGCCCGAAGTATTGGTTTCCAATAAAGGGCTTACATCCGCTACAGATCCGGTTAAGGCTGGAGAAAATGAAATTATTGTAAAAGCAATTACTGCTACAGGCGCGCAGAAGATTGTAGCTGATGCTGCTGGTATTACTGCTGATGTAGTTGGTTTGCAGATTGGTTTGGTTTCAAATGTAGCTAAAGTTATGAATCCTGCCGGGACTCTTGAAGATTGTGCCAACA